GGTTTTTTGAGAGCGCTAAAACACCCCCGACCCTTCGTGGTTCTATTTACCCCGAAAACGCCTCAATAAGCCACTATCAGCTTGAAAAGGACTCAGAGTGACAGAGAAGGCTCAAAACGGCTCAGAAGGGCCTCAGAAGGCTGAGGAAGGGGTAACAGAACCGCGTAAAGGCTCTCAATTCCCTAGAATCCGCTCCAAGCCCCTTGATTTACCCACCAGAGGCGATGAGATGATTCAATTCTGCAAAGATATTGGCTTTCCCTTGCTACCCTGGCAGGAAGACTTGGCTCGTGACTGCCTACGCTACAAGCCAGACGGTCGCTGGGCTCATCCCCTAATAGGCATCATGCTTCCTAGACAACAAGGAAAATCGACCTTCATGGCGCTTCGTATCCTGTTTGGTATCTACGTACTGGGTGAGAAGATGCACCTAGCAACGGCTCACAAGCTGACTACATCGAGCGAAATCTTCTACAAGGTAAGCCAGATGATAGATAACTCAGCTTTGCTTATGGAAAACTTTGCCAAGAAATACGAATCTAAAGGATCGCAGGAGATTCGATTTAAGAATGGCGCTAGATATCTCATCAGAGCTGGCAATAGTGCTGCTCGAGGTATTGCCGCACCCGATGTAATCCATATTGACGAGCTGCGAGAGTTCGATACCGAAGATGTCTGGTCATCTATGCGCTTTACTCAGATGAGTAATCCCAACCCTCAAAGCTACGTCTATTCCAACGCAGGTCACGCTAACTCAGTCCTGCTTCTTAAGTTCCGAGAGCGTGGACTAGCTGCATCAGAGGGAGCCGATGATTCGATTGGCTGGTTCGAGTGGAGCGCCGTACCTGGAGCAGAGATAACCGATAAGGAAGCCTGGTATCAAAGCAACCCATCTTTAGGCTGGACGGTTCACGAAGATAACATCAAAGATTCGCTATCAGATCGTGAGGACATATTCCGGACTGAGGTTCTCTGCCAATTCGTGTCGATGATTAACCCAGTCATATCTGAAGCCGAGTGGAAGAAATGCAAGGGCGAGATTCCAGCTCTGGACATTGAGAAAGATACCTGGATGGCTATTGACCTTTCACCCGATCGTAAGCATGGCTCATTGGTTGCCGGTCAGCGCCTAACTGAAGATAAATTTATGGTCACTCTATTGCACACTTGGTTTAACCCAGTCAATCTCGATGATAAAGAGATGGCTAACGATATAGCCTTCTGGGTTCGTAAGTTCCCAGTAAATCAGGTGGCCTACTCTAAGAGCACCGCTGGAGCAGTAGCGGCAAGGCTTCAACCAGCTGGAATCCCGATGTACGAAATCGGTGGGCAGGAGTATCAGCAGAGTTGTGATGAGTTCGTTTCAGCCGTTACCTCAATGCGCCTTAAACATTCAGATCAAGAAGAATTAACTAAGCAAGTGCTATCAGCCGTCAAACTAACCCGAGGCGATGGCGGGTGGGTCATGGGGCGCAAGGCCAGCGGTATTGTGTGCGGAGCAGTAGCCGCCGCAATGGTTACTCACTTTGCGACACGTGGAGAATCAGAGGTAGACATTCAGATAGGATAATGTCTAATGTTGGACATATAGTGTATAATTTGCCTAATGGGAATTCGGGATATCTTCGCACAAGCCAAGCCACTTACTGAGCTAACCGTGGATGCGGCTTCCGCTCCTGCGCCGTTTAACAATATGGGCGCTTACAATCAATTCTTATTTACTCAATCAGTTGCAACCCGCGAAACTGCTATGGCCGTTCCCACAATCGCCCGCGCCAGGAACATAATCTGTTCGACACTCGGCGCTTTGCCCCTAGAATTATATTCTAAGGTAGATGGATCGCATGTAACTGCTCCAGATGTATTAAACCGTCCAGACCCACGCGTTCCAGGCTCAGCTATCTACGCATGGCTCGCAGAAGATTTGCTATTTCATGGTGTTGGCTACGGACAGGTATTAGAGCAGTACGGCGAAACAGGTCGCGTTCGTTCATGGACTCGCGTTGATCCACAAAGAGTATTTCGTCAGCTCAATTCTAACCAGACTGAAATTATTGGCTACCAAGTCGATGGCGCAAACGTTCCAAATCAAGGAGTCGGCTCTCTAGTCGTATTCTACGGAATGGATGAGGGAATCCTTAACCGCGCCGGTCGCACAATCAGAGCGGCACACGCTTTAGAGCAAGCCGCTGAAACTTTTGCTAAAGAGCCAGTACCACTACAGGTTCTCAAGTCAAACGGCACTAACTTGCCAGCAGAGCGTATCTCTAAGCTTCTCGAATCATGGCGTACCGCTCGCTTAACTAAATCAACTGCTTTCCTTAATGCAGACGTAGAGTTACAGGCGTTGGGCATAGACCCCGCTAAGTTGCAGCTCAATGAAGCTCGCCAGTATGTAGCGCTCGAATTAGCCCGCGCCTGTAACCTTCCTGCTTATTTCGTAAGTGCTGAAATGACCAGCATGACTTATAGCAACTCAGTATCAGAGCGCCGTTCACTTATTGATTTCTCTATGAAGCCAATTTTAACTGCTATTGAACAACGTTTATCTATGCCGGACTTTGTATCCAATACAACTGAAGTTCGCTTCAGCTTAGACGAGTTCCTACGTACCGATGCGCTACAACGTGCTCAGGTTTACGAGATTCTCAACCGTATTGGCGCAATGTCTGTAGAACAAATCCAAGAGGAAGAAGACCTAATCGACAATGGAAATTAATTTCTCAATGAATGTCGTAGCCGCTGACGCATCAAAGCGTGAGATTACAGGCCGAGTCGTTACATGGGGCGAGAAGGGTTACACCTCAGCCGGTGAAACTATCTTCGAGCCAAACTCAATCGAGTTCGGTAAAAAAACGAAGCTTCTCCTAGAGCATGAGCGCACACGCCCGCTAGGCACTCTTAAGTCATACGAAATTACAGACCAGGGCATCGATGCCGTATTCCATGTGGCTCGCACAAGCGCTGGCGAAGATGCATTGGTCGAGGCAAGTACAGGCCTACGCGATGGCTTCTCAGTAGGAGTCAAAGTAGATGCATGGGATAACAAAGACGGAGTAATGCACATTAGCGCTGCAAAGCTCATTGAAGTTTCGCTGGTAACCGATCCAGCGATTGATTCTGCTCGCGTTTCTGACGTAGCAGCATCAGAAAATACCGAGGAAGTTCCAACCGAGGAAGTTCCACTACCCGAAGGAGAAGGCCTAGTGTCTGAAACCGTTTCAGAGGCAACAACAACCGAAGCGGTTGAAGCCTCAAAGCCAGCAATGACTGTAAGTGCATCAGCACCAGTTCATTTCACATCCCCTCGCGTAAACCTTGACGTAACAGCAGGTCAATACGCAATGGCACAAATCCAGGCATCACGCGGTGACGCAGATGCTCGCGATCTAGTTGCAGCTCTCCAGGTTGCTACAGTTGCCGAAAATACAGGTATGGTTCCACCTAACTACCTACGCGATGTAATCGGCGTTATCGATGCATCACGTCCATTCATTGACTCAATCGAGCGCGCTCCACTCCCAGCTTCAGGCATGAAGATTTTCACACCTAAGCTTGGCACAAAGGCTACTGTTGCTCTTACTGCAGAAGGCGCTGAATTCTCATCAACAGACACAAGCGTAACTTTCCAGGAAGATACTGTAGTCAAGTTCGCGGGCGCTGGAATCATCGATGTAGAGCTTCTTGATCGCTCTGAACCCGGATTCCTTGACCTATATCTCCGCGAGTTGGCCGAGAGCTACGCAATCAAGACAGATGCATACGCAGCTCAGATTGCAGCACAGAACGCAACACAGTCATCAGCAGCAACAATCTACGGCGCAATCGCTAAGGGTATTGCTGATTCATACGGCGTAATGCGCTCAACACCAAACCGCTTGCTCGTTGCTAACACAGGTGGCGAAGATGGTATCGATTTCGCTGGCCTTCTTGCAGCAGTTGATTCAACAGGCCGTCCAATCTACGCAGCAGCAGCACCATCAAACGCTAACGGACTTATGACACAGGGCTCAACATCAGGCTCAGTCGCAGGTCTTGGACTCGTTGTAGATGCTAACTACACAGGTGACGATGCAAACGCAAAGCATGCACTCGTCTACCCATCAAACGCAATGCGCTTCCACGAGAGCAACAAGATTGAGCTTCGTGCAAACGTTGTCGCAAATGGTCAGGTTGAAATCGGACTCTACGCATACGTAGCAGTCGTAAACCGTTACCCAGCAGCGTTCCGTAAGTTGAACGTAGCGTAACCAAACTAATCATGGGGGGGCGGTTGCTCCCGATCGCTCCCCCAGTCGTTTAATATAGAGAGGATACAGAGATGGCATCGATAGTCACCGTAGCAGAGCTCAGGTCAATTCTTGGCGTTTCTGTATCCCTTTATAGCGACAGTTATCTAACCGATGTGATAGATACCGCTGAGGCCGTAATTTTGCCAATGCTGGTCAAGTATGCAACACCTATCTCACAGGTTGGGTTAGAGGACAATATCGCCAGTTATGTCGTTCTTGGCGAGAATCAATTCGTAGCGGGTCAGAGCGTAGTCATCACAGGATGCGGCTCCCCATTTAATGGCACATTTACTATTTCAGATTCATTTGAGAATCTATTCACCGTAGCGATCACAAATGCCGATATTGATATGCGCAACGTTATCCCTTCAGGCCTTGCCACACTTTCAGGCGCTTCAACTTATGTTGGAGTCAGCGCGGTAGAGTCTGCAGTCCTGGCAGTATCGGTCGAAGTATTCCAATCTCGTATCGCTCCAGGTGGGCAGATTGAGGGCGTGGACTTTACAAACGTGAGCCCATATCGCTTAGGCCGTAGCTTATTTAATCGCGTTTCAGGGCTACTAGGGGCATACATCGACACCGATTCAATGGTGCAATAATGCCTAACACAATCCTAGACACAGTTCGTGCGCCTTTAGCTGCAGCTTTCAGCAACGTAGCTGGCAACGTCTACGCCTACGTACCAGAGGCTCCTATGGTTCCCTTCGTGGTCATGGTTCCAGACTCTCCATATCTTGAGCTCGAAACACTTGGCAAGACCACGCTTCACACAAAGATTAATCTCGTTATTTCGGTTGCAGTTGCATATAACTCCAACCCAGCATCGCTCGACAACCTTGAGCAGCTCGTCATAAGTGTTCTGAAAGTAATCCCAGCGGGATACACGATCGGAGCGGTCGAAAAACCAACGGTAACTCAAGTAGGGCCATCTAATTGCTTAGTGGCTGATATCAGAGTTTCCACCTACTACACTCAATCAAACTAAAGGATAAACATGGCAACCCAGGTAATTACAGGTCGCGATATTTCTCTATCTTTCACAGGTGGAACAGATATCGACGCTCAGGCTCTCTCAGCCGTTCTCACAAAGACCAACCTTCGTGAAACCTACCAGACTCTCGATGGAGAGGCTTACAAGACTTCAAATGTTGAGGGTACTTTCGCTCTCTCAATGTTGGCAGACTGGGGCAAGACAGGTTCAGTATGCGAGGCTCTATGGGCTGCAGCTGAGGCACCAGATACAACAATCTCAGTAACTCTCACCGCTGCTACAGGAGCTCAGTTCGTGTTCCCAATTCTTCCTGAATTTCCTACCGCAGGTGGAGCTGGAACAGATGCTCAGACTGTAGACTTTACATTCAAGATCGCTAAGGGTGAAGTAGTCGAAACTTTTAGCTAAAAATAGAATCGGGAGCAAACATGCAACAGAACATAACAATTAAATACATAGACGGAACCGAAACCACTTATCAGGTTCGCCCGCCAGATTACGCCAAATGGGAAATGACCACTAAAAAGGTTATCTCTCAATTTGGTGGAATGTGGGATATCTTATTCGTAGCCCATAGTGCCATGAAGCGAGATGCAGGGGGCAAGCCTACTAAGTCGCTAGATGTATGGATGGAATCAGTCAATGACCTTGAGGTTGGTGACGAAAACCCAAAAGCCATGCAAGAGGAAGCGTAAGCCGACTCCTAGTGGAATTGGCAATCGCTACTCAAATCCCTATGGATTACTGGCGAAATGCTGAGGATATCTTAACCGCTATAGAAGTCTTGGAGGCTCGGAATGGCAAGTGATCTAGTAGCACTAGACCAGACCGAGCTTCGTCAGGTATTTAAGGCGCTTAAAGGTATGACCGATGAGGCCAACGATGAAGCTAAACGCCAAGCGGGAGCATTGGCAGATTACGCTAAAGCTGAGGTAATTCAAGGCGCATCACGTACACGCAACAAGGTAGATGATCGTATTGCTTCAGGAGCTCGGGTTAAGAAGTCAAGCCGTATTGGTGAGATAACTTATGGATTCGCTTCTCAGAAATTCTCAGGTGGGGCAACCACTAAAGATATCTGGGGTGGCGCAGAGTTCGGTTCTAATAGATATAAGCAGTTCCCTGTATGGTCGGGTCGTGAAGGCCGAGGCTCTAAGGGTTGGTTTATCTATCCAACGCTACGCAGGATTCAACCTGAAATCGTTGCTAGGTGGACTGCATCATTCGATAAGATTCTGAAGGAGTGGACATAATGGCAACAGGTACCAGAGCACTAACGCTCAAGCTCCTTGCCGATGTTGATAACTTTACTAAGAATCTCAACAAGGCCGATAATGACGTTAAAGGTTTCGGCGATAAGGTTTCAGACTTTGGTAAGAAGGCTGGTTTAGCTTTTGCAGCCGCAGGAGCAGCCGCCGTAGCCTATGCCGGTAAGCTTGCAATCGATGGCGTTAAGTCAGCTATCGCAGATGCCGCAGCTCAAGAGAAGCTGGCACTTACTCTCAAGAATGTGACAGGCGCTACAGAGGCTCAGATAGCCGCTACAGAGGATTACATCACCAAGACATCCTTAGCGCTAGGCGTTACAGATGACGAGCTTAGACCGTCCTTAGAACGCCTCTCAAGAGCTACTGGTGACTTAACTAAGGCTCAGAAGCTTCAAGCTATTGCACTCGATGTAGCAGCAGGTTCAGGTAAGTCACTTGAGGCAGTTACCGAGGCTATCTCTAAAGCTCAAGAAGGCAATACCGCTTCACTCGCACGACTAGGCGTTGGCTTATCCCGCGCTGAATTAGCGACTATGAGCATGGAGCAGATTACTGCCAAGCTTGCAGATACCTTTGAGAACCAGGCATCAACCAAAGCAGATACATTCGCTGGCAAGATGGCTAGGCTTCAGATCGCTTTCGATGAAGGCAAGGAAACCGTAGGAGCCTTTATTCTCGATGCCATTACTCCAATGGTGGAAACAATCGTCAATCAGGTTATCCCAGCTATCTCAAACTTTACAAGCAATCTTGGTGAGAAGCTTCAGCCTGCAATCAAGATTATTCAACCAATTATCAATGGCCTTCGTAATGCTTTTAATTCAGTCAAGAATTCACTTGATGAAAATAATGAGGAGCTCCAGCCGTTTTATAATTTTATGGTTGCTATCTTCAACTTTGGTAAAGATTCTTTAGCGCCATTCTTGGGCAAGGTATTAGGCGGAGCGTTTACCGCTCTTGGCAAGATTATCTCAGGAGTTATCGACACCTTCGCAGGATTCGTTTCAACCCTGACCACCATTTACGATCGTATTACTGGCATCATCAACGCTATCCGTTCAGCTGCTTCAGCCGTTGCTGGATTCTTCGGGGCAAGTAACACCTCAGCTCCAACCCCTAAAGTAGCCACAAGTCCAATAGTGCCAAAAGTTAGCCAATCTTCAAGCCAGACCAATATCACCGTCAATGGAGCTATCGACCCAGAAGGTACTGCTCGCACGATCGTAGATGTTCTCAACCGTTCACAGGCTAGAGGCACCCTAGGCGCGGCTCAGTTGGTTATTTAATGACCGCATACACACCCGATTATAAAGTCGTAATTGACGGCATAGAGCTATCTAATATCACTATTGCCGACCTTACGATTACATCTGGGCGAACAGATATCTACCAGCAACCAGTCGCAGGTTACTGCCAAGTAGCTTTGCTTAACTTTGATAACTCAAGTTATGACTTTACTGTTGGCACCGGCATTACTGTCGAGGTTACTGATTCGGTTGGCGCTTATGTGCCTATTTTTGGTGGGCTTATTTCTGACTTTACAATCACAGTCAATAGCGCTGGTTCGCTTGGCTATACGACTGTTGCCACAATTACGGCACTTGGGGCTTTATCCAAGCTGCCTAAGATTATTGACGAAGGCATATTGTCACAAGACCAAGACGGTGACCAGATTTACACGCTTTTATCAGGATACCTTTTAGGCTCATGGAATGACGTGCCGGCGGCTCAGACATGGGCCACCTATAACCCTACTGAAACGTGGGCAAATGCCGTCAATATTGGATTAGGCGATATAGACCAGCCTGGCGATTACGACATGATTTCACGATCTGCAAGTAACACCGACCTTTATTCATTATGTGCTGCTATTGCTAATTCAGCTTTTGGCGTTCTCTATGAGGATGCAAATGGCAATATCGGCTATTCAGATTCAACCCACCGCCAGGACTATTTGGCAGCTAATGGCTATACGACTTTAGACGCTAATCACGCCAACGGCATTGGCCTTTCAGCTACGACCCGCGCTGGTGACCTTCGCAATAGCTACACAATCAATTACGACAATAACGCCAACCAGACTTATACCGCTACCGACCTGGTTAGCCAAGCTAATTATGGAGTCTATGCGGAGCAATTCACATCTCGAATTAAGAATACTGTAGATGCTGAAGCGCTAGCAGATCGTTATATCGAGCTCAGAGCCAACCCTTACCCTAAGTTCCAAAGCATCACTTTCGTATTGGGTAACCCTGAGATAGACGATGCCGACCGAGATGCCCTAATTAATATCTTCCTAGGGCAACCAGTCTGGATTCAGAATCTACCGCCTAATATTACTAATGGCTCATTTCAAGGCTATATCGAGGGCTGGACTTTTAGGGCTACCCTTAACAATCTCACCGTAACATTTAACGCATCTCCTGTAAACTTTAGCCAAGTTGCGGTAAAATGGGAACAGGTAAATGCGGCAGAATCATGGAACACACTTAACACAAGCCTAACTTGGCTAGAAGCGATAGGAGTAGTAGCGTAATGGCAACCACAACAACTAACTTTGGATGGGATATACCCCAGTCCACAGACTTGGTGAAGGATGGCGCTACCGCTATTGCGGCACTTGGTCAAGATATCGATACTGCCCTAGTTGATCTAAAAGGTGGCAGTACTGGCCAAGTATTAGCTAAGGCTACAGGAACAGATTTAGACTTTACCTGGGCTACTCCATCGTCAGGCGGTTTGGTTCTTATTGAAACATTAACTTTATCTAATGTTACAAGCGCTTCATTTACTGCCAATTCATTTACCTCTACTTATGATAACTACAGAATTATGGCTTCTTTAACCTTTGGTGGAGCCGGTTCAGCAATTCAAAGCTTGAGATTGCGAGCTAGTGGATCAGATAACACCACAAGTAATTATTTTTCAGGCAAATATTTTTACGGTGGTGGTACAGGAAACGTAGACAGCCCAAGCGCTACATCATGGCAATTAGGTTCTTCGACACCTGGTAGCGCCGGTCAAGTTTATGCAATTGATTTATATGCTCCTAAATTAACCCGAGTGACTGCATATAACGCGCATGGAGCTTTGGTAGATGCAACAGCTTACGGAAATCTCAACGCTGGTCATTTTAATCAAACTACATCTTTTGACTCTGCAACAATTATATCCAACCAAACTAATCAAATGAGCGGAAAGGTGTCACTCTATGGCTACGCAAAATAATGTAATTATCCAAGAAGGTAATAATGTAATTGAGCTAAGCGATGCTGAGTCACAGGCATTTTTAGAGCAGTCTGCAATAGATGTTGCTTTCGTAGTAAACCAAGATTTAGCGGCTAAAGCAGCCAAAGAATCAGCTATGGAAAAGTTATCTGCTCTTGGCCTTACGGTAGATGAAATCAACGCTCTAAAAGCATGAAACCTGTTTTATGCAAAGCTGGTCAGCAATTACGCGAGCAGTTCGATGATACCTACCCAGATCGTGATAGGCGCTCGGATGGATGGATTGGCGATACACGCCATTCAGCGCGTACTAGCGACCACAATCCTGATTGGGCATCAATACCCCCGTATGTTCGAGCAATCGATATTGATAGAGATGTCTATCAGGGCGGAAAGCCTGACCTCATGCCCGATATTGCTAATCAGATTCGACTCTACGCCAAGCGCGATAAGTCGAAAAGAATCAGCTACATCATTTTCGAGGGTCGGATTGCAAGCTCTCGCATGGGCTGGCGCTGGCGCAAGTATTCTGGAAACAATGCGCACACTAAGCATTGCCATATTAGTTTCACTACAAAGGGCGATATCGATGGGTCGTTCTTTAATATCCCGCTTCTAGGAGGAACATTATGAACATGAAACATCCAGCAGTTGTATCATTCGGAGCTTTTCTAGCCGTCTGGGGTACAACATCTAATTTCGCATTGGACTATCGCTCGATACTTGGCGCTATCGTTGCAGGTGTATTTGGATATGCCACTCCCCGAAAGTGAGTCTGCAGGATTACGCTGCTATTGCAGTAGCGATCGTAACGGTGCTGGGTGGTGTAGCTGCTCTACTTCGCTTTATCATTCTTCACTATTTAGCGGAGCTCAAGCCGAATAGCGGCTCGTCCATAAAAGACCAAGTAAATAGATTGGAAACACGCGTAGACAAAATCTACGAATTGCTGCTATCTAAGGGAGAATAGAGCTATGGCAAGGAAGCGACCAGTTATTGACTTAGACACTTATAGCGCCTTAGATGCTTATGCGATAGCGCTAAACGAATACTATAAGAGCCTTAAACGTGCTGGTTTCTCTGAAAAGCATATCTTCTGGTTGATATCAGATCGTGAGTCGTTTCCAGACTGGATTATCCCCAACTTGCCTAATCGCATAGATAATATCCCCTATGAGGACGATGAGGACGAATGAAGAAAATCGTTATTCTGAGCGACCTACAGGTACCATTCGAGGACGTTCATGTCGTACAGAATGTAGCACGATTCCTAAAAGTATTTAAGCCAGACCAGACCGTCACTATTGGTGACGAGATTGATTTTCAGACCATCTCCAAATGGAGCCAGGGAACACCAGAGGAATACTCACAGAGCTTAGGCGATGACCGCGACCGGTGCGTTGAGCTTCTCTGGGAGCTAGGCGTAACGGACTGCATACGATCTAACCACACAGATAGACTCTATAACGTCATTATGCGCAAGATTCCCAGCTTCCTATCTTTGCCAGAGTTACGCTTCGAGAAGTTTATGAAGTTCGATGAGCTCGGCATAACCTTTCATAAGAAACCTTTGCAACTTACTACTGGCTGGTACGCCGTTCATGGTGACCATACTCCTATCAAGCCTCAAGGCGGAGCTTCGGCAATGGAAGCAGCTAGGCGCATGGGGGTCAATATCGTTTCAGGCCATACGCACAGAGCTGGCAGACAATCGTTCTCAGAAGCCATAGGAGGCCGACAGGGGCGCGTTCTACATGGAGTTGAGGTAGGTAACCTCATGGACTTTAAACAGGCTGGATACACTAAGGGAACGGCTAACTGGCAACAGGCTTTCGCGATCATGTATGTCAAGGGCAAGAACGTCCAGGTGGACTTAATCTACATCGAGAAGGATGGCACATTTGTAGTCGAGGGCAAGGTATATGGCAGAGCCCGCAATCGCTAGTCCAGAGTTTGAGGATGAAGACCCTAGTCAAATCGTTATCAAACCGTTATCAAAATATCGTGGACAAGTCAGCCAGCTAGGTTAAAGTTATCCCAAGAGCCGAGATACGGCTTAAGGGAGAACAACATGACAATAGCTCAATTGATTACGCTAGGAGTATGTATCCTAGCTTTTGCACTTGGCCGTTATTCTGGCTATCACGATGGATACGTTAAAGGCCGCAAAGCCGTCCGTAAGTATTACGAAACCCTACAGGTGGGCAAGTGAACGCGGGTGATTTCCTTACAGAAGCCAAGGCAATCATTCAAGATCGTGGTATGGACTA